GGAAGGTATTCAGTTATCCAAAGGTAGATATGACCTATAAAACTGAATGTTTGTATTATATACATCCCGGTTCCTCGTTAAAATTAAGCCAAAAAGTTTGCTTCCGATCCAATCGGAAACATTTAAAAATGCTTAATTTCTGATTGGAACCGACGACAATAACATATTGCCGTGTCGTGGGCTTTCACGACGTCCTTGGAATTATACTCATCACGAGATTTGCCAGATTATGCTCTGGTAAGCACCAGTATGTTAAAGTCTTACTAGACTGGAGGAATACTCTCCAAGTACACAATCGGTGCACCAGTGAACATTCCAAGAGTGAAATCTTCACCTGCTGCGCAATACATCTGATGATCAACGAATGCACTAGTATTGGAGTTTGATTCATATGAATACTTCCAACATGGTTTGTAGGTTGTTTCTGGATCAGCATCGAAGTGAGTCAACATTCTTGAAGGCAAAAACCTTCGAGAAGTGTAGAATGGTACTTCAAACGCTGCAATAGGCTCAACATTGTGATCAATGATTTGAGCACCTTCTTGAGCATTTGCATATTCATCAAAACCAACGTACCATTGTTGGAGACCCGTAGATGTACTTTTATCACCAACAACCTCAACTATGTTGAGTGGAGTACAACCAGAATACCGCGTTACAGTAGCAGGACCTTGATAAAAACCACAACAATTGCTGCTAACTGCAACATTAGTAATTTTCCACCTAACAGATCCTCTCCATCCAACATATCCTGCGGAAATAAATCGCAGGGGTGTCATGAAACCATAGGTGTAAGGCTTACCCGCAACTACCTTAGGAACATCATTGGGTGTACCTCCATAATATGGAGTGTACCCAGGTTCAATAGGAAATGCTGGTCGCTGAATAGCATGAGCTACTGAGCCTGCAACTGGAAAAGTAGTGCCTTTGGATCTGACGATTTCTGTCATGCAAAAACGTTTCAACAAAGGACGGAAAGATCGAATTGTCTCTCCCATAAACACTAAGTTCGTAGGAGAAGTCAAAGAACCAATATCCGCTAAAGTGTCAGCGTGTTCTGTAGCCTCAAAAGTAGTAGCATCTTGCGTTGGAACAGCGGACACAGGCAGCTCTGAAGATTGTGGTACAATTTCTTCAATAAGTGGAACTTCAGCTTGTAACTGAACAGGAGCATCAACATCTGCATGAGTACGAAACCGCAAACGAGATAAGGGCTTGTTTGTAGGAGCAGCAACTTCAAAGTCAGGACCAGCAGCTACTGAAACAACAACATAGCAATCATCAACTGAAGAACTTGGATTGGTCAACTCATTCATAACATACACACCAATAACTCCATTACCACATGTGTTAGTGGAAGAATTGTAGTTCAAAGGTGTGATTGCATGGAGTGGTCCAATACCATCATACAGGGCATTGTGTCTGTAAGACGAAGGTTGGCCCCATCCAACAGTGATTTCAAAATCTTTAGTTTCAGAAATATCCACTACAGTTTGATATCCCAAGTTGTATTCTGGAGTGATGCGTGTTGGATCATTAGTTGTGACCTCAATTTCTGGATCATAAACTATGCGAATGCGTCCCTTGTGCAATGCACTACAAACAACTTGAAAGCGATACTTAATAGAACCTCGCCAATATTGAAAAGGCAAAGCTGCAAAAGCAGATGCTGTCATAGTCATGCGAGGAATGTCGGGGGATGTTGCTGAGTACAGCTCATAATAAGCTGGATCCACAACAGCATTCCACAGAATAGTACCTGCAGGAGATGAATTTCCAGATGTCCAAGTAAATGTGGTCAAGTAACTCTCAGTGGAAGCAACATTAGCTATTTCCATTTCATCTTTATTACTTAACCCAAATGCTCTAGGATCAATTGTCAACTCTTGTTTGGGGTCCAAAGAAAGCTTATGACTGTCATCTTTGCCAGCAGAAGTTGCCATGTCATGTGTTGTTTTTGGAACTATAATAGTTCTTTCCAACTCAAGTGGTTTGGAAAAACCAAACAAGGCTGCTATTGCTGAAGCAGCTGAGGCTGCAAGAGATGTAGCTCTAGCGTACGGACCTATGATAGGAGCAGACGACATCTTATTCATCATGGAAGCAACAGTTGTGGCGCGAGCAGAAAAGGCTCTGTTTGAATACTCATCGGATTGAGGAGCAATTCCATCAACATTGCAGGTAGTAGGACCTGAAAGCACAACATCTGTTGCCCATGCTAAAATAGAAATCTGAACATCAGTAGTACCACCATTTGCATGACGCAAGGGAGTCACTCCAACAATGTCATATGTACCCATTTCATCAAACTCTCCAAGAGGTAAATCAAGAGCATTGTTGAACCATAAAAATGGAAGTTCAAGATCACCACCTTGACTAGTTGTTGGATTTAGCCACAAATGGGGTTTCTGGGAATTGTTCATCAAATTCTGGAGTGGCAAAGGGTTCACACCTCCTGAACGACCTACTTTATCATAATTGTGCAAGGGGTTGTAATACAACATAGCACGACCATAATGAAGAGGTGAACCATTGATAAGAACTCGAAGGTGAAGCTTGGCTCGTAGTAACTTAAAATTTGAAATCCTGTTGCTAACTCTCTTGTTTCGAAAATAAAGAGACCAAGGATTCACATTTGAAGAAAGAATTCCAGCACCATTTCCAACTTGCCATTCTGAAAAAGCAATGAGAACTGGACGAGAAAAGAAATTGTTCAAATCCAAATCATTTTCAATTGTCTCGTTATGAACGTCATCATACTGTGAAGCCACTGTAACAGTAGCTCCAGGTGAATAATCATGAAAAGTGACGTTCTGTGTAGACAAAGAATGACCTGTTGGTCCTTCTGACGCTTGAGGTTTAATATCACTTGCAACATCATATGTGAAATATTGCGTATATGGACAACAGTTAGAATTTGTGTATGGAGACACATAAGTCACTGGTATCAATGTAGGTGACATAACCTCTTCTTTTGACTGAGGAAGAATTTCTTCTTCCGTTTGTGGGTCTAACGTGAAATGAATTTCTTCTTCAGGTTGGCTCATTCTCTTCCTATATGATTCAGTCATATCATACAGGGTGTAGGCGACAACTACCACCATTAAAACTGATAGTCCACTCGCAATGTGTTCGATCGCGCCATCCAGCGCTGAAGGAAAATTATAGACATCCTCTATGTCTTGGGCCTCTTTAAGACTTCGCGAAGAGGGAAAACGCCTTGTATTTACAGGAAATTTTATGTACACTTTTTATAGAAGCATGAAACTATGTAACATATACCAACATGAAATATATATCGAAAAATAGGAGCGTCCACTCATGTTATTGTAACTACGCTATCCCAGAAGATGTTTTTCCCTCCAATGTTCTACACGATCTTCAAACGTGTAGTCCAAAACAGATAAATTCAATAAGCCAACATTTTGACAAACTTCTTTCATCTGTTCCCTGCGCAATTCATAATGGTTCTTGCCGTAAGCAAACCACTCATGCATTGCGCTCTCAACACAACTTGCTGCAACCTGCTCAGGCGTAGCTTCTTTGGATTTTAAATTTGCATGCAAACTCTTGAAAATAGACATTTCATCAAGTTGACCGATTGTTGTTTCGATCTCTTCAATGTATTTGCTTTTCCGTTTCAAGAAATCGACATCTTCAATTTCCATAAAAGCACTTGAGGTATTGCCTTTGTCGGGTAGTGTGATCTTCATATCATGTTTAGCTAAGAAATCTCGGTACACTTCAAAATTGAAGCGATCGTGATATTCTTTGCGCAAACTTCCAATAAAATCATCACCATACGTCATGCAAGCCATATTGGCCCTGAAGTCCTCCACTTCAGGGATGCATGAGAAAAATCCCATGCGAACATATAAGGAATTAGCAGTACTATTTATATTTACAGTTATACTGTTTCCTGACGTGTTCATGTTGAATGCCATCAAAAGCACTCCATTGTAGTCAATGAGAGGGTGTGCAATATCATTGACCATCATTCTCATGATGTGAATGTCATCTCGGTGGTAACCTGCTCCAAGAGCAAGTTCTATATACATTCCCAAGACGGCTTTCACAACTTGTGAACTCATTCGAACATCATACTTAGAATAATCCCAAGCAAGAACACCTTCTTCACTATCATAACTAAAAGCATGATCAATTAAGGTGTCCCATTCAGGACCAAAAGCATTCATTCCAACAGCACATTCGGACAAAGTTGGGTTAGCACACAAAAATCGCATAACTGGTAAAAACAATCTACGAACATGCATACTAAACGCAACAGGAGCTGCTTGAAACACTCTGACTTTAGATGAGCCCAATGGAGTGGGTTCATCCTTAAGAGTCGCAGAGCTCACAGGGTAAGCTCTTTTCCCTTCTTGCCAACATGCCAACATTCTATCATATTCTTTCACTACAGATTTGTCTGGCACTCGATCCAATAGAACCTCACCTTTCTTTATATCGGTGAAATACTTCTTCTTTTGACCAAACAAGGGAAATCCCATGCTTGTGCTCATAGGAATAGGATCTATAAATCTTCTTCCTGGAATTCCAAGAATGGATTCCTTGAACGACAATGGTTGAAAGTAAACATCAAGTCGTTTCATTTCCTCAAGTAAAGGTTTGATCCAATCTTGACAGGCACGGTTCAACAAAGTGTGACGGAACATCAATGGAGGACGAGCAATGTGTTCGAGAGTTGCATTATAACCTTCCCAATTTGGTTCCAGTTTTGGAGGGCCCCATTTACTAGGGACTCCACAAACTCTTTCAACTTCTTTGGAAAGAATACTAGGTTGTACTGTACTACGTTGTTTAGTTCGCAGCTGTGTAGAACCATAAATCTCAACACAATCGTCTACACCCATACGTGATGCCATGCAATGTGGATGGACTCGGTCATTTGCAAGAAGTTTTTTATCATACTGTGAAATTGGCAATTCATCTGACTGAGCCGACAAAACAACATTGGACATGCCATTCAATCTTCTTCTATTTCGCTCATAGTCAGGTAAAGTCACAGTTTGCATGACACCTTCATCTTTCAAGGGGTTGCCTCCAATGTGGAAACCAACAAGAACAGGATCTTTGGTGTTTGTAATGACACAACCCATACATGCTCCATCACGAGCAAGACTAGATTTATATCGTCCACCATAGAACTCCATACCAGAGTGTTTTTCAACTCCAAACTTTACTTCAGTGTTATCAACACTGAACTGGTTAGGAGCGTTTTCAAAATCTTCACGTTGGCAAACTACCAATTGAGCTAGTGCTCGACCTGTAGGTGGTAATGCAGGAAACCATTTAGTCATTGTACGAAAGTCAGGACAATTTGGCACATATGCAAAGGTCACATCCATATCAGGCGGAGTTACACAAGATGCTTCATCCACAACAAAAGTGAAGCGACCACCAGGTGACCCATGACGATGCACTTCAACAGTGAGACATTCGGTTTTCTCTTCATCCATGTCTGCATATGGATACCACACGTGTTGGGGAAAAAGAGCAACTCCTTTCTCAGGAAAGAAAATGTTACATTTGGTTTTGGATCCATTCTTCCGTATGAACCAAGCCCAGAACAAATTTCTCTTTGTGAGAGATTCTGTCAACTGTTTTGCACTTGCTGTTTTTGTACTTGGTTGTGCATGCACATTGAAGCCCAATTTCTGGATGTAATAACCCATCCAACCAGGATGGTCATCTTTAGGTTCTCCAGCATGAGGCAAATTGCCTTTTTGTTGAAAGTACCATCCATGAAAAGCTCTCAATCCAAGACCAAGAACAGCAATTCCAAGTGTTGCAACTTCTGTCATTTCCATTTTTGGTGCAATGCATGACATCAAGCCGTCTCGACGTTGAAGGAAAGCTTCCTTCTCAAGCCTGACTCGCGTTCTATACATTCCGTACATTCCAACATTGGCCAAAGTCATACACGACACCGGAAGTATCATTGAAGACATTCGTTTTTCCTTATAGGCAAGATATGACATAGGACAGATGCAACCTAGCATTATTCCATTTAACCATTTCAAATGCCAACGCACATCATAATATGCTGCACGTTTCGCCCACAAATTAATGTAGCGATTCATAGCTGGCAAATTCATAATGCGTTCTGGCACGAAAGAGAAAATCCAAGGTGTGGCATAATAGTCCAACCCTCGTCTCACCTCATGTGCAAGTTCCTTAGTCAACATTGTCTGTATTGGTCTCCAACCCAAAACTTTCCAGAAAAACTGATCAGGAAACACCCACGATTTAACGTAGGCAAGAACTGAGTCCTTCATGAAAC